ACTAATGGAACGACATCCGCAGTAGGACAATGTTGTTTGATACTATATTCACAAACACGATATGCAATATCTTCTCTGCTGTCGTAGCCTACAAACACTTTCATTTTCTTTCGATGTCCTCTTCATCACATCGTTCACCGTATTGTATTTCAATTATCTTTAAAGGCTTATCTGTCGAATTATGTAATTGGTGCCATTCGTTAGGATTGATGATTTCTGTTTTATAAGGTTTAATTGTTTCGCCGCCAAACTCCCAATTATTTCCTGCTATTCCTTCTGCAACAAACCACAACTCTGAACGATGTTGATGACGTTGCATACTTAATGACTTGCCCGGATCCACTGTCAATTCTTTTACTTTAACATTATTTCCTACTGTATGTAATATACGATAGTATCCCCAAGGTCTTATAGTCTTAGTAGTTTTCCATTCTTCTAAAATCCAACTACTTGAGTTTTGTTTGTTTTCGCCGCCGATGCCAAAGACGAATTCAACATTGTCATCGATGATATCCATTTCGGGGATATTTTCTTTAGTTCTATCTCCCCCATTAGCAAAAATAATTTTATTACTAGGATAATTTAATCTAACTTTTCTAATAGCATCTTTTGCAGTACCGTCGTTATCATTAAATTGCAAAGTCCAATCGACACCTTTTAATCTGCTAACAACCGCTTGTCTTTCAACAAAAGGCATAAACGGTCGACCTTTCTTTCTTGTAAGCCACGCATCACTGTTTAAGCCAACAACTAATTGATCTCCTAGTTTTTTAGCCGACTCGATATAGGCAAGGTGCCCGGAGTGTATAGGATCGAAGCCGCCGGTGATTAGTACTATTTTCATATAAATATTTATCTGCGCACTTTATTGGAGATTTTTATGTGGGTTTTTGCAACCAGAAATCGTGTTGAAAATTGTAAAAGATTTATAAAACTTTGGCACGAACTTGAGGCCAGTTCGCCTGTATATCTTAGGTTAGATAATGACGATCCTGCTCTTGAAGAAATGAAGGCACTGCCCTGGCCTAAAGAATTTATCATGGTAGTTGGACCCAGAGTTAGACTTGGCGGAAGTATGCAAGAAATGTTTAAAGCATACCCTAACGAGCCATTCTACGGATTGTTGGCCGACGATTTAATCCCGCAGACAATGCATTGGGATAAAAAATTAATTGATTCTGCAGGACTAGAAGATATGAGTTATGCAGACGAAGTCTACGAAAAAGAAGTAAGAATATGTCATCCGTGTATTGGCGGGGACTTAGTAAGACATGTTGGATTTTTTGCTATACCTGGTCTAAAACATTTTTGTACAGATACATTCTGGGAACAGTTGTATCATTACTTTGGTAGAGATAATAGACAAAGAGATGTTATTTTGGCCCATGCACATTTTAATTTTAATCAATCAGCAAAGGATCAAACATACAGCGAAAGTCAAGCGATTCGTCAAGACGATAAAAGAACATTTAGAGATTGGAAGGAAAAACACTGGGACGAAACAGTAGCCAGTGTAAAAGAAAGATTTGGGTGGTAACTGTGCATATACTTGTTACCGGTAGTAAAGGATTCATAGGACAACATCTTTGTCGTAGATTAAACGATCTAGGTTATCATGTCATCGAGGCTGATCGTAAATTAGGTTTTGATTTATCTAACTACGAAGACATAGCATTATTGCCCGATGTTGATATGGTAGTCCATTTGGCTGCATTTAATGGTACCAAGCATTTTTATCAACGTCCCTTTGATGTTGTTCGTGACAATTTATTACCTACACAATATTTGTTAGAAAGATATGCAGGCAAAGTTGAACGTTTTATTTTTACAGGAACTTGCGAAAGTTATGCCGGTGCAGTAGATACGTTTAATTGGACTGTGCCCACAGACGAAACAGTGCCTTTAGTAATTAATGATGTTACAAATCCAAGATGGAGTTATGGTGGTAGTAAAATAGCCAACGAAGTACAAGTAATTGCCGCACATCATCAATTTAAACAAGATTATTCAATAATTAGATATCATAATATTTACGGCCCAGGACAGATTGATCATTTCATTCCGGAATTTTTTGCTAGAGCAAAACAGGGCGACTTAACATTAAAAGGCTGGAGTAATACTAGAAGTTTTATGTATATTAGTGATGCTGTAGATGCCACAGTTAATATTTTGTTTAATGAAAATTGTAAAAATCAAATTATAAACGTAGGTGTCAATGATGAGCGTTCTATTAAAGAAATAGCAGAAATAATTTGTCAGCAGAGTAATATTGCTGGCGATTTAATATTAGAAGATGCTCCACAAGGTAGTGTTAGACGTAGAGAAGGTGATATAACAAAATTAAAATTGTTAACAAATTTTCAACCTAAAGTATCTCTAGAAGACGGCATCAGATCGACATTGGAGAGTTTATGAAAGTAGGTATAGTGGGTGTAGGTGCTGTTGGAAGTGCTTGTCGTAAAGGGTTTGAATTATTGGACCATGAAGTATCTATACACGATCCAAAATATAATACCCGCATTGAAAATGTTGTAGATACTGAAATTGTCTATGTATGTGTACCTACTCCAGAAGCCGAAGATGGTAGTTGTGATCTCAGTATTGTTAAACAAACTATCCGTGATTTAGAACGCCTTGCTTATGCTGGAGTTGTTGCTCTTAAGTCTACTAGTGTGCCAGGAACAACAGAGAAATTAATCAGTGAAACTAATTTAAGATTGTGTTTTGTTCCAGAATTTCTACGTGAACGTAGTGCTGTAGAAGACTTTGTTGTTAATCACAATTTACTAGCAGTAGGATGTCATGACGAGGAAATATACCGTGTAGTAGTTAAAAGTCACGGATATTTTCCTAAACATACAGTTATGATGACTCCAACAGAAGCAGAAGTTTTAAAATATTATTCTAATGTATTCAATGCAACAAGAATCGTGTTTGCAAATGCTATCTATGAAATTTGTCAACGGTTGGGTGCTGACTACGAAAAAATTAAAGATACGTATTTGATTAGGGGAACAGCAAGTCCTGATTACTTAGATGTCAACGACAAGTTAAGAGGCTATGGTGGTATGTGTTTGCCTAAAGATACAAAAGCCTTAGATGCTCTTGTAAAACAATTAGGACTTGATTTAAAATTATTTGAAACTATTGATCAAGACAATCAAAAATTTAAACGTACTGTATTTCCTGGAATGAGACCATGACTAAATTTGAACAACGATTTATAAGAGAATATTTTCAATTATTAAATCCAAGAATGAATTGGCAAAAAGCCGGGGTCGAATCAAATCTATGTCAGCGAGGTCAAGGCTTTAAGAAAATTTTTGATTACTTAATTAAAAAAAATAAAACTAATTACTCCATCGTTGAGACTGGAGTGTTAAGGAATATAGGTCATTGGAAGGACGGCCAAAGTAGTTTTTTATTTCAAGAGTTTTGCAAGTATCACGGAGGTACCTTAAAAAGCGTCGATATAAGCGAGGAAACTTGTGAAATTGCTAGAAATTTTTTAGATGATAATATTGTATCAGTTACGTGTAGTGATAGTATAGAATTTTTAAAAACTATCGATGCAGCCAATGTTGATTTATTTTATCTTGATAGTTATGATGTCAAATGGAATAATCATATCCCTAGTGCAGAACATCATCTTAAAGAGTTTTTAGAAATCGAAAACAGATTAAGCCCTGGAACACTTGTAGTAATTGATGATAATACATTTTATCAAAAAAAACGTGCCGGTAAAGGCACGTTAATTTATGAGTATTTAAAAAATAAAGGTAAACTTCCTGTTCGAGATGATTACCAAATTATATACGAATTTTAAATTTTAGCATCTTCCATACCAGCAACACGAAGTTTAGTGATATTAGTAATTTGCCATTGCTTCTGATCTAGACCTTTAGTGATGCCTAACCATTTGTTGCGTAGTAGTGCAAACTCGTTGATAATTTTTTCCATATCAACGACATCTGCCTCACCTTCAACATACTTCTCACAATCTCTGCTACTCAACGCACGAGCATAATTTTCTAGGTACTTTCTAAAAAAACTGCTCTTGAGTCTGCGTAGTTCGATATTGAGATACTCTAGTATGGCTTCAATTTCTTGAAGTTGGCCAAAGCGATGTTCAACAATACCAGGCATTGCGGCGGCTGCTTTTTCTAAATTACCGTAAAGACGTACTTCCTGACGTGCTTCTTCTAACTCAGTTTCGAAGTATAAGACAGCGTCAGGAATTTTACCAATGTCCTTACTGACTTCAGTATACCAGCCCATTAGTCCTCGTCATAGTCGTAGTCTTCAGCGCCGTAGTCGGTTTCTTCGTCCTCTTCACCGTCCCAATCATCTAAGTAATATTCGATTGCTTGGTCCAAGTCCTCGTCACCGCCTAGTGCCGCTTTAAAGACGTGATCTTCTACGCCGTTGTCGGCAAGTATATCAACATACTTGCTGGCAACAGTTTCGATGGCCTTTTTGTCAAAAAACTCTTTTAGACCAGTCCAAATATCAACAATGTGATCTTCATTCAGCATTTTCTAAAATCTCTCCAGTTTCCATGTCAATGTTCATTGTTGGGTTAGCAAGGAAGTCTGCCATGACTTTGTCAAGACAACCTTCTTCATTACGCTCCCATTCCTTGCGATAGAACTTTAGTTCTTCAGCGCCAGCGTATTTAAGTCTGTTGCCATCTTTTTGCAAGAAACCTTTCGCTTCGAACAAGTCAACAAGACCTGAATAAGGGTTCATACCAGTTTCGTACGGAATCTTAATTTGTACACTTTCAAAAGGTTTAGCATAGCGTGTCTTCATGATCTTACATGCGGCACGAATACCTTTGACTTCTGAAACTTTGTTGCCATCCTCGTCCTCTTTAAGTTTGAGTTTCTTCATAGCAACTACGATAGAACTTGCGTAAACGAAACCTTGTCCACCACTGATTTTGTCATCTGGGTCAAACATGTCTTGGCTAGCGTATGTGTGGTTAGTGGCAACTAAACCAACATTGTAACTACCAAACATATTAACACAGTTACGAACAAGTGCTGTTAGTGCTTTAGGCTTACGGCCCATATCACCTTTTAGATCACCGGCTTCGAACTGATTAATATCAGTTGGAGTAAGCAACATACCTAATGAATCAATGACAAACAATACCTTTGGCCTTTCTTCTTGAGGCATGG